AAGGCGCAGGAGTGGAAGATTTAACTGCCTCAATACCCATCATCTTCAGTTTTGGTTCTTCATATCGAACACCCTCACTGTCCCATACGTTGAGAATGTATCGCTTCTTCGCAGTCCAGATACCACGTTCAGCGATATTCTCACGCTTCATGAACATCTTTTGGTCGTAGGCATTGACGTAGTTTGCCAATTCTTGGTAGCAACGGTCAATATATTTTTCAAGTTCCATCTCACAGACCTTATTAAGGAACGTGACAATGCCTTCAGTAGTTTTCTCTCTTCCCTTGTATACACTTTCAACCAGAGGACCCATATTAAGATAAATGGAATCGGTATCAGAAGCAATAACATAGTCTTCTCCTTCAGTTTTCAATACCTTATTCAGGTACTTATTCATTCGGTTTTCAATCCAACGGATTGAGACCTGTCCAGAGAGCGTAATCGCCTCTGCGTTGGCAAGCTTATAATACCTGAAATACTGGTTGCCAATAGCGCCATAAGCACTATTAAGTTGAATCTTACGCGCCATCTGAATATTGTTACAGCGAGCAATCTCCTTCTCAAGTGCTTTAGTTGGAGTCTTCTCATAATCCTGTTTGGCAACAAGCATCTTCTTTTTGAAAATCTTACGTTCATTGTAGATTTTCTCCATAAGTTCAGGGAGGAACCCCCGAACGTCTTTACGATACATCGAACCGTTAGCACAAACAGCGTAGTCCTTATACAATTCGAAATTTATCTCCTCATTAAGTATCTTATCAACGGTAGATGAGGGGTGCCTCTCCTCCAGGAGCGTCTCTGGGGAGATGTTGTACTGCATAATAAGATGAGGATACAGACTATTAAGGTCGAAAGAAACAACCCAGTCATACTTTCCAGGAATCGGTTCCTTGACATATGCCCCCGCATATTTGGAATCCTTGTCCGATCGGACAATAGGAGGAATTACAATATTCCTCTTCTTTAAATAGTTATAAATGATCGTATCCCACATGCGGACTTGTGAGAATACGTCGGCATAGTTTGCTTTAGCGTCATACGCCATAACGACTGCCAATTCAATAAGTTTCATCTTGTCTTCCATACGGTCAACAAGTTCCACGTCAATGATGTTGTATTCTACAAACTTCTGCCATCCGTTTGTGTAGAAGTCTTTGAACGTGTCAAACTCCGAGTGGTCAAGTTTTTTCTGCCCAAGTTCAACGCTTGCAATATAGTCAAGTCGGTAAGATTCTTGCGCTTTATAAGTGAACTTCTTATAAAGGTTAAGATAATCAAGTTGAGTAATACCACCAACATCGTAGGAAATGTGCTTACGTCCAGCAATGAATGTTTCCTTTTCCGTAACCAATCCCCAAGGTGACATACGTTTCATCAACTTTTCACCCAGGATTCTATCGATACGACGTACAAGGTACGGCATATCGTACAGTTCACTATTCCAACCAGTGACGACTTCAGGAGTGTTGTCCTCAATCATCCACCAGTTGATAAAGTCATTCAGAAGTTCATACTCAGTTCTGAACCCCTTGTAAATGACATTCTCTTGTTTGTTATTAAAGGGTCCTTGACCCCAGGTGCGAATCTGTTTGGTAGTATAGTCCTGCACGGTGATGAGGAGAACTTCCTCAGCGGCAGATTCTACATCTGGGAATCCATTTTCAGATTTCACCTCAATATCAATTGTAGAGATTTTAATCTTGTTTGTATCAAACTTAATCTCATCCTCAGGATACTTCTCCGAAATATACTGATAGATATACCTATCATTTCCGTAGATCTTGAAGTTGTCTACACCGTCATATCGTTTGATAAACTCACGACATTCACGAACCGTCCCAGGTTCAACCGATTCAACATATTCACCCTCAAGAGTCTTATATTTGGTTTTCTTGTTAGATGCAACAAAAAGAGTCGGGTAAAACTTCTCCCGAGTCATGAAATGTTGACCATTTTCATAACCACGGACCAAGAAGTGGTCCCCGACCATTTGGACGTTCGTGTAAAATCTCATTCTGTAAGTTTCAAATACGCTTCAACTACTTCTGGAGCTGGATCTGCGATAGTCAGGATATCACTAGATCGTATCATATATTCGGTTTGATTGGAAGCCTTCACCCAAGGTTCCATTGGTTTGTCTGGATAGAAGCGATATGGTTTGATGAGTTTACAGTCAGGGTCTCCAACAACAGAATCAACTTCTTCTACTTCACTAATCAAAACATTATCAATATCTACCAAAAGACACTTAATATTTTCAGCCATTTACAACCTCGGTTTCAGATAGTGGGGTGGGATTTACTTTATTGTCATACATCTCTCTGATGGATTCCAAAGGTTCGCAGATAGTAGCAACAATATCAGTAGTAACTACAAATTCTTTATCACTAGAAAGTATCATCCAGGGTTTAAGAATGATATCCAATTCATAATTAGACTTCTTAGTATCTGCTTCCATCAGCATGGTCTTCTCCTGAGAGATGACAATCTGAGGTTCGGTGAACATGTATCCACGAACTTGTTCTTCCTGAACGACTTCTTTAGCGTCAGTAATAAGGGTTTCTCCAGTTTTCAGGAGAATCATTTTGACAGCCATTTTTAAAAAATTTCCTCTTCATATTATACCAATAAAAAAGGGAGGCGTCAACTGGATTGTGCCAGTTACCTCCCCGTCTGCGCCGACGATATTCAGTTTTATTTATCAGGAAGTATCAGGGTAGAACGGCGGCGAGCGTTCCCCCAAAGAAAAGAGTCATTGTTGTTCCCAGTGTTAAGGTGGCGGTGGTAAAGTTCATCGTCCCTCCATAGGTCTAAATTATATAGTCATTATGTATCATAGTGATACAAAAGTCTGTAACCACCGTTACTGAATATGAAACAAATGTTAAGGATTACAGATAATCCTTACGTTGATGATGCTCTGGGACAATCTTTCCGAGAACTATTGATAGTAACCCATCCTCAAATTCAACTGATCTAACTTCCGTCTCATCTGAGAGGCTCCATGCTCTGGTGAATGATCGTTGAGCCATTCCTCTATGGAGGTATTCTGTGGTAGATTCTTTATCTTCTTTCTGCCCTTCGACGAAGAGCTTTCCGTCTTGAGTGTAGACATTTACTTCTTTTCTCCTAAATCCTGCTAATGCTAGTTCTAAGCGATATTCTACATTGCTTAGTTGGACTAGGTTGTATGGTGGGTAATTAGTTTGAGTCTCGTGCAGCGTTGCGAGACGATCAAAATAATTATCCATACCGATACTGTATTTATTTATACGCTCCATGAGCGCAGGCAGATCGGTACTGTGAAACTTCATTAGGTTCGTCATTATGGTAGCTCCTTTAAAAGCGAGTTTGTATTGTGTGGACCCTTATGGCATCCACACATATTTATAGCACACTTTTGAAAAATTAGGAGTTCGGATTACTCTACTTTGGTTGGTTTCGTGCTGCGATTATCTTTGCGTCTATTTCAGGATCCTTTGTTAGTGGCATTGCCATAGCAGTTGCTCTATCCATTCTATTATACATTTTCCCTTGCTTTCCGTACTCCGAATGATATCCATTAGGAGACATCTGTGCTGGTGGAGTATCGGGGAATCCGTTTGGAGATGGTTGTCCTGGATAAAGTTCTTTCTTTAATTGATTGAATGATTTCATTTTTTTCTCCGCGATTAGATTACCCTGCATTTCATAATCAAACCTAATATTTCTATACCTAGAAGGAAGGTTTGGTATGTTAATATTTTTATATGCTCTCAATGGGGGTTTAGTAGGTGTTGGTTCTGGTGCTGGTGGTTTGCCCATCATACTTGCAGGCATTGACTTAATAGTGCTTCTGGTAGATGGTTTTGGTTGAGTCTTGCTTGCTGTTTTTGTAACTGGTTTTGTTTTGGTATCAGAAACCTTAGTAGAACCTTTTGCCTGACCAGTCTTGTCAGCAAAACCACCCTTAATGTCATTGATAGCATTAGTCAATGTTCCTAATGCCGAATTCGAATATTGATTCTTACCACGAAGTCCGCCACCAATAGTAACTGGTTTGCCAGTTCTTGGATTCATAACAGGGTTTCCTTGTGGATCCAAGATTGGTGCCGTGTAGTGATCTCCCTTACCTGTTGGAGCAAAGTCGCCAATAGAGTATCCAGGAAGTCTGTCGGAGATTCTCTTATTAAGATCCTTACCAGATACATTTGGTTCGGCAGCACCAGCATCAAGAACTGCGGCAGCACCAGCAGCAGTGGCACCTACCTTAGTAAGATTTTGAAGAGTTTTTGATTGAGTTGGTTGAGTTACTGTTCCACCAAAAGTTCTGGCGGCG